TGAAGAATATTTCCCCGATTTCGATTGTTTTTGCAAAGTTTCATCGGTAATACCGAGCGACCGTATGTATCATATGGAAATTGCTAAAGAATTATTGGTTGCTAGTGTTATTGACCCGGAAACATTCTTCTATGTTATGGAAAATGGTAAATTTCCTCCTATCGAAGAAGTTATGGCAAGGATGAACCAATTAAAAGAAGAAAACAAACAGGCAATGATGGAGCAAGAGGCAATGAAAAATAATGCTTCTAATCCTGTCCAAGAGGAAATGCCACAACAAAGCGATCCCGTAATGGAATTCGTTAATCAGTTGCCGCCAGAAATGCAACAGTATTTATCAACATTGCCGCCGGAAGAAATGGTGGCAGAGATACAGACGCTAATGCAACAAATTTAGTTAATGTCTGAAACGTGCTGTAGACGTTAAAAACCGTATGGAAAGTCCATAACATGCACACGACTTTAAACTGTGCAAGGATATTATAACCGACGGGTTTAAAATGGAGGTAAATTATGTTTAAAGACTTACTAGGAATTAAAGCGGCAGAAGATAAATTTTTAAGCAGATTCAGTCATTCGCTTTTGGTTGGCGATGAAGGCGTAACCGGCGGTGGTTTTGTCGATGATACTGAGGCAGACGATCCTAATGTTGTTGATAATGACGAAGTTGATTTTGTTGATTTGTTGTCCGATGATGATGGCATTATTGAAGATGAAGTTGTCGAGGATGAAGTCTTAGGGGAAGATGTTAAACCGGATACTAAGAAGAAGGAACCGGAAGTTAAGTCTGCTGAAAAAATGTATACCAAAGCAGAGTTGCAGGCAGAAGTTGACCGAGTATTGGCCGATAGACTTGCCCGTGAGAGAGCAAAAACTAATGCGGATAAGCAGGCAGAGAAACGTCAGGCAGAGGCAGAAGCAGAGGCAAAAACCTATTGGTCAGAAATGCAGACAGATCAAGAAAAGTATTTCGCTAATCTTGGATTTGACGAAGCAGAGTCCAAAAAACTTGCTGCAAAGGAAGTTAAGCGCGAGCAGAGAATTGCAAGACTGGAAAATGAGTTAGTCAATGCCAAACAGCAGATAGAAGTTACCGGCAAGTCAACTGGCTATGAAAGACAAAAACAGGCGGTATTAAGTAATAATCCTAAACTTGTGCCATTCGTAAATATGTATGCCGCTGAGATTGATGCTTTAAGTCAAAATGGTGCCGTAGGTGACTTTGAAACTGCTATGAACTTTGTTATCGGTCAGAAATTTGCTTCTGGGGAATTGCTCAAAAAGGTAAAGACTACTGCAGAACAAAAAACTCTTGCCAATGTAAATGGTCGCCAAAAATTGAAGGTTGAAAGTGCTAACCTGCCGGGCAGTAAATCCGAGCAGGTTGTTTTATCTCCATTTCAAAAGAAACTTGCCGCCGGTCTTGGTTTGTCTGAGAAAGATTATGCCTCCGGCGTAGTACCAAAAAAATCTAAAAGAAGGTAGGTTGAAAATATGGCTTTAACTGCTTCGAGAACTACAAATGGATTTGAGTATGTGAACAATAAACTTAACGGAATTGTAGATAATGCCGTTAGTTATGAATTGACTCCTAATACTGCCTTTTCCGCAGGAGATATGGTTGTACTGACCGCCGGTAAAGTTGCTAAAGCGGCAGCAAATGCAACTAATGTACTTGGTGTTATGCAGCAAACTTTTACCACAACAACTAACCCGGCAGGAGCAACTACATATGGTCGGGTATACGACAATCCCTATGCGGTATTCCGTTGCTCCTTTGCTGACCACACCGACAGTACAGCAACCGGCGGGACAACTACTACTCTAGTTGATACAGCACTTAGTACCTCATCTAATGATGATTGGAACGGTGCATTGCTTTATATTTACGAAGGTCCGGCTGCAGGTAGTATCCGCACAGTCAAGGACTATACGGGTTCAAGTGACACTCTGACAGTTGAAGAACCGTTCCCGGTTGCCCCGACAACTGCAAGTAAATATATCCTGCTTGGTGCCGGAGGTGCCGGTGATGTAATTAACAGGGGCAGCATTGGTGTTGACCTGAAGGACGAAAACACCATTGATGCCAACGCTACAATTGCAAATGAGGCGGGTCCGCTGGTTGTTCTGGCCGTTGATCCTGCCAAATTAACAATGGACGTTATGATTCGTAAGCACATCTATAAATAGTCATTAACCAATTAACTAAAAAATTAAACAAAAGACTTGGGCGGTTTGCCTGGGTCTTTTTGTTTTAAGGAGGAAAACACATGCCAATGATTTCTGAAAATTGGGCCGAGCAACTTGAACCGGGTTTAAGAAAGATATTTGACCTTGCCGGTAAGAAGGAAAAGGACTACCTTGGCCTGATGTATAACGTGGAGAATTCCACCAAGGCGCAGGAAACCAATCAGGGTGTCGGTGACTTAGGGTTAATGGAGGAATGGAGCGCAACCGGGAATAAGGTTGCTTACGAGGACATTAAGAAGGGTTACACCTCTAATTATATTCACCGCAAATATTCCAAGGGTACACAGATTGAGCGTGAATTAGTTGACGATGAACAATACGGCGAGATTAAAAAGCGTGTCCGTAACCTGCGTATGGTTGAATACAGAACCATTCAGTACCACGCTGCATCACCGTTTAACAATGCTTTTAATGCCTCATTTGCCGGTCCTGATGGCGTTGCTCTATGCTCTGCATCGCACCCGAAGGCACCAGGGAGTTCTTCTGTTACGAGCAACTTCGGCACATATGAATTGACCGCCGCTAATGTAACAACGGTTCGTAACCTTATGCGTCGTTGGGAAGATGATAAGGCCAATCAATTATTGGTTATGCCTGATACTCTTATTGTTCCGACTGAGGGACTTGAACCTGCTTTGGTTATTGCCGGTACTGATGAAAAACCGGGGACAACTGACCACGGCATTAACGTGTGGAAAGGTAAATTTAATGTAATTGAATGGCCTAATTTGACAGATTCCAATTGTTGGTTTCTTGCCGATAGCGAGAGAATGAAGATATTTTTAAATTGGTATTGGAGAAGGAAACCAGGATTCAAGGCAACCGAGGACTTCGATACTGAAATTGCCAAGTATGCTACAATTGCAAGATTCTCCTATGGTTGGGACGATTTCAGCTTCATCTTTGGTTGCAACCCTAGCTAGTTGGTATAGGCAGAGTTTAACCGCTCTGCCTATTTTTACATAGGAGGTGTTTGAAATTTCTATAATTAAAGACGAAAGAGGAAGACCTTTATTTGAGACTGATAATCCCGGTAAAGTTATATTAACTGGTATTAGAGGTTCAGCAATAGCACACAGAACAGCAGTTACCACAGCAGATAAAGTACCTGCAATAACCATAACGGCAGCTGACCAACCAGCAACCGCAGGATCGCTTACTGCGGTTGCTCACGGAATTGGTGTTTCTCCTGGAAATGCTTACGGTTCTGCTGGTGTAAGTGCTCTCGTAACGGTTACGCCTACAGTAAATAAAAGCATAGATATCACAATTCCGCAAGCGACGAGTGCAGAGTATTATGACATTTTCCTATCTACAGCAACAACAGCACCTCTTTGGGTTGCTCGTATCACTGAGGCACAAAGAGCAGTTGGTTGTGCTATTACCGCCTTTGCTACTGTCGGTGAAGGTGGTTCAGCAGGTGTTGTCAATGTGCAAGTTGTCGGAACCGGGCAGGCGAGTACGTCCGTAGATTTTGCATACAATAACGCTTACACAACTACTGGGATAACTGAAATATCTTGTGTAGGTAAATTAAAAGCATATGCACATGTAAAATTTAGCTTAACTGATTTACGTACATTGCCTTCATTAGTTATTGTTCCATTTTTCCAGAATGGGAATGAAAATACTTGGTATAATGGGCAAGCACAAACTGTTTTATTACAGTCAGGTTCACCAGGACAAAGTTTTAACCAAGTATTTGAATTTAATGTAGACAGTGCGGAAAACATGATAGTCTTAATTGACGCAATTACAGGACAAGGTGCATCAGTGAGCGTTGAAGTGGAGTTGGTTTAAATGAATCAACCACAATTTAAACAACCTTCACTGATTCTACCTGGAAAACAATTAGAAATATCAAAAACTGGATTATTGGCTGATTATTTTCCTGCCAAACAATTCTCCTTAAACCTGGATAGTCAAAAATTAATTGACTTTTCTGGTAAAAGTAACCACGGAGATCACGGTAATATGGTTACGGCGGATAGTGGAGACCCTACACAAGAAGCCAATGATTTGTTTTATAACTCTGATGATTTTACTACTATACCTATAGGGGTTTTGAATTCTGTTGAAGGCACGTTTGAGGTAGTTTTTAATGCCGTAGATAGTTATGGTGGATTACGAATTATCGGTTCAGACCATACCGCAGGGACTAATAGTGAAGTCAGGTCTTTTGTAGCAGCAAATAACCAATTTGGAATGACTTTATTTAACGGTACCGCATCAAAAACAGGTAGAGTGCTATTATCTTATGGTATAAATTTAATTTACACTTGTACCTGGAAATATAACGGGAATGTTACAACTATCTCTGCGTATTTAAACGGTAGAATACAGTCTATTGATACTTTAGCGGGGCAAGTAGTAGTACCTAATACGTCCTTGTGGATTGGTAAATGGAACGCTAACTACTCGAAATTTAGGTTGTTTAGGTCGTTATTTTACAATAGACAACTAAGCAAGTATGAGGTACAACAAAATTATGATGGAAATAAGGAAGATTTTAAAAAATACAAGGTGGTGTTATAGGTGGATAAGTATGCAATTTTCCCAAATACGGAAGCCGTAGAATCAGCAGTTATGCCATCCGGTCTAGGTATTTATCCCGGTCCTATAGCAATTGATGGTAGAGTGGCTGTTATATACGATTTCGTTCAGATGGATATTGACTATTTAATTGGTTTAGGCAATGTATGGTTGGGGGATAATTTCCCTCCTGATTGGGAGGAACCTCCTATTGAACCATAAGTAGACTATGGGGAGGTTAACCGCCTCCCATTTTACATAAAGTAGGTGGTAAAAATTTCATTCACACTAACAAACTGCAAAACAATCGCAGATTCATTATTAAACGAAACGATAGACAATACTAACCTGCTCATATGGGGCAAGGAATGTCTACAAGATAATATTCCTTCTCAATTATGG